GACCAGTACCACGGCAAGCCCGAGCAGATCAAGCGACGGGCACAGCGCAATGCGGCCAGGAGAAAGCTGGGGCTCAAGCGGGGGGATGGCAAAGAAGCCGACCACAAGAACCCGCTCAGCAACGGCGGCTCCAACAGCAAGCGAAACCTTCGGGTAGTGAGCCGGAGCACCAACCGGCACAAGGGGGCAAAACGATGAAAGTCAAAGAATTGATTGCCATATTGCAGCAATACGACCCAGAGGCAAACGTCACCATTTCGGCAGAAGGTGTTGTCCGCGAGATCGATGACGTCCATGACAATGGCTGGAAGAACAACGTGACAATTGCCAACGAAGATTAAATTTCTATCACAGCCTCTTGTTATCGATTTTGTAGAACCGCATCAAGTACCCATCAAGTAGGAAGTCTCTCATGCCACAATCCCCCCAGCCCCCAGCAGCCCCCAATGGTGGTATCTATCCGAAATTCATCCAGAGCCCCAAGGCGCTCGCTGGCAGTTCCTATGGCCGCTCAGGATTGCAGTACTTCATGCCGGGGTGGATCAAACGCGACTTCCTCCCACAGCTGCAGGGTCAAGCCCTGTTCAAGACCTACACCGAGATGGGCGATAATGACGCCTACGCAGGAGCAGCCCTCAGCGCCTTCGCAGTCTTCATCCGCCGCGCCCACTGGAAGGTGGATGCGGTAGACGATGCCAACAAGGATAATGGCTCTGCGGAGTTCCTGCAGGAATGCATGGCTGACATGACCCACAGCTGGCAGACTATCATCGCCACCGCAGCCCGAGCCGTGCCACAGTACGGATTCCTCCCCCTGGAGCTCGTCTACAAGGAACGAGCCGGAGATCACGAAGATGAACGGATGTCCTCGCAGTACGATGACGGCCTCATAGGATGGTCCAACCTTGCGTACCGGGCTCCGGACAGCGTTTTTCATTGGGACTACGACCCCCAGGACGTAACCCGTCTATTGGGATTTACCCAGCTGGCAGCACCAGACTACAAAACCACATTTATCCCTATCCAGAAGATCCTCCTCCTCAGATCAGACCCTGGCAAGGACTCGCCTGAAGGCCGGTCAGTCCTGCGATCTGCCTGGCGATCTTGGAGGACTAAGAAGTATCTTGAAGATTATAGAAATATAATTATAGAAAGAGGCGGCGCGGGAATACCGTGGGCTGAGGTGCCGGGAAATATCTGCAATGCCCCATTCATAGATCCGAGTACCCCCGAAGCAGAATCCGCTCTAGCCTCTTATAATAGCCTGGTCGAGACCCTGACCAACATCACAACAGATGCCCAGAAGTGGATCATCACCCCCCAAGTCTGGGACCAGAATGGGAACCCCACGATCAAGATAGGGTTCCTGCAGCCGTCCACAAATGGCGACATCGTCAACCACATTACCAGTTCTATTGAGGCCGAGGCGAAAGCCATCCTCATGAGCACGTTCACGGAGTTCCTGGCGCTCGGGATGGGAGGAACTGGCAGTCTTGCTCTCAGCAGGGATAAGACGGACAACTTCACGCTAGCAGTCGAAGCCAACTTGCAGAGCTTCCAGGAGTCGATCAACAACCAAGCAGTCAGACGGCTATTCGCCCTCAACCCACATTTCGAGTTCGAGAAGGGTACACCCATGCCCAGGATCGTCTATGATCCTATTGTCCCCATAGCCACCCAGGATGTAGTGGCTATCCTGAGTCTCTTCGAGAAAGCTGGTTGGGATCTATCACAGCAGAAGGGAATACGGGACACCATCATCGACAACCTGGGCTTGCCAAACTATGTGGAGCAGGAGACGAACGACGCTCTGCGGGAACACGGCGACAGTCCGATCGAGAGCCTACTGGATGGCCAGAGCGCGATAGACGCGATATTGGGTGGTGCAGTCAAATGACCATGCAGTTGTCTATCAAATGCACGAAATGTGGGGAGCGATGGCGAGTATCGTATCCAGTTTTCGATCCCGACCCGGACAGCGAGGCGGAACTGAAAAAGTTTCGCGATTCGTTCGTATGTCCAAAATGCAAAGGTATGTGGTGAGGGTGATGTTCTGTGATTTCAGAACTCTACCCCCGACATCGAATTTTCATGAACTCCGAACTCCTGCAGCTTATCCGTGAGACTGGCTATCTATCAGACGCCCCCCTCACAGATCAGCAACGTTATGATCTTCTCACCCCTCGCTTCTGGCAGGCGGCCGGGGCGTTAGGCTACAACATCCCCCAGCTCCGCCGCAAGCTCTGGCGTGCTGCAGGCCGGCCCGAGACCTTCCTTCTGTCCCAACTCCCTCTTTCGGAGATCGAGAAGGCGGTCCGAAGCAAGTCTAAGGAAGAGGACCCCAGGAAGAGGATCAAAGAGACCGCTGCTATCATCGCTCTGCTCTACAAGCGAGGCGAGAAGGCGATCAAGGCGGCCATCGACAGCAACCTCGACAACCCGGACAGGCTGAGGGCCCTCACAGACCGGATCCGGCGAGAGCTGCTGGTGAATGCGGCCTCCTGGCTGGGAACTTCTATACCTGGGCTTTACCTGGCGGGATCTCGGGCAGGATCACTCCAGGGGCCGCATGCTAAGGCGGCTCAGGCGATGGCCACACAAGAGTTCAACCGTTTCAAAGAGACGGATGCCCAGCTGGGCAGACACATAGAAGAGGTCATAGCCGAATCGGAGAAGCGAAGAGTTCAGGCAACACTGGCGGGCAAGAAGGTCGATTACACTGGCCTGAGGGGCCGGGTGATAGGCCACAAGACGATAGACGGCAAAGAGCTGGGGATCGCAGATTACATTCAGATGGTGGCGATCACAGCAGCCAGGAATTCCTTCAACGAAGGTTCCATCAACCGGGCAGTTGAGCAGAACGAGGATCTGGTCTTGATTTCTCGTGAGATCAGGCCGAACACCTGCAACGTATGCCGTGAGTGGGCCGGGAAGATTGTATCTATCTCGGGAAAGTCGAAAGAGTATCCTGCGCTCGATACTGCCATTTCACAAGGCCTCCTGCATCCGAATTGCATTCATCACATTTTGCCAATTAATTACCCTGGATCGACCTAAAATGTTTCCTGAAGAAGATTTCGAAGCCCGCGAAGCCCACCGGGCTATGGCAGCTCGCTGTCGGGCATTGATGGATGACTGGCAGGCTCTGAAAGAGATGGGCCGCGAAGCCGAAAGATACTGCTGAGGTAAAATCATGATCATGCGCATACCCATCCTCAAGTCTATCCTCCGGAATCTTGATTGGTTCGAAGAGGCACAGAAGCACCACAAAGCCCCCGAAGGAACCATCTTTGTCGGCGGTATCAACCACCGTTTGAAGAAAGAGGATTGGGCTGAGCAGAAGCACCCCCGTGCAGACGATGGCAAGTTCACGTCGGGCTCAGGAGGCGGCTCCAAGAAGCCATCCAAGACGAAAAGGAAGATGGAACGGAGGGAGGAAGCCGCATCACAGGCCAGGGTAGGCGGAGCAATCCAGTCGCTGTTGTCTGGTGGGAGTGCGCTGGATAAGATCGGGTGGTTCAAGCAGCCGGAGAAGCCAAAGGCGGAAGAGAAGCCGAAATCCAGGCTGGCTCAAGAAATGATAGACCTTGGGATCAAAGTGCCCCCACCATCCAAGAAGATCGGGCCAGGATCGGCAACTCTTAATCTGAAGACCGACAGTGGGGTCGATATCCCTCTTAAGGTGAGTGGATATAAACAAAATCCTGAAATCGCAATCGATCCACCGTTCACGACAAAAACGGGTCTCAGAATAGCAGGCAGTGGGCAGATCATATCCACCAAGATCAACGGAAAACCCAGAGATGTGTTGAGAGTCAACACGGCCAAGGGACCTGCAATGTTGACAGTCGACACGGCGCAGATCAAGGGAGCCGCAGATAAACTACCCGAAAAACAATATGCTGCACGGAAAGTCAAAGAGACTATCAACTCTGATGGCATCCCGATTGAAGTCGAAAGGTGGAATATTGATGGTGGGTCGAGAACCACATCAACCGGCAGATATCTCAACGACTCTGAATTGGGGAGCTTCCTAGACAGCGTCGGAATCACAGATACGTCTGTAAAAGATGCTATCACACTGTACGAACAGTTAATGGAAACTCCGGAGAAGCTACAAAGGCGAAAAGAGAGAGAAGCGGCCTCCTATGCGAGAATGCAGCATTTCCAAGATATGGAAGAGATGGAAAACATGCGCGGGGGCTAAAGCCGGAAGTCCCTGACCAGACAGCTCCAATCCCAACCATCGGAGATCGATGTCAGGATATCATCCCGGAGATCTCCGACATTATCCTTATCCCACGCAGGAGATAAGACGCATGGATAGTTGCGGGCCTGCCCATATTCAACCATTTCAGCTAGGTCTCTGTCAGACATTGCATCCACTTTATCAATCAGGGTGTCGCATCTACCGGCTTCTGCGGTGGCTAATGCGGTGGAAAGGGCATCATTCAGGCTCTCGCCTGCCTTCCCAAACGCTGCCAGCCTTTCTCGATTCTCACGAGATACTTGAATGGTGGTGGTAGGTTCCATTTTAGCCTCCGAATGGCTCCTCTAATACCCAATACAGGGCATTAATCTTCCCGACCAACTCATCATCATAGATTTCCTTCTCGATGTTGGCTTTCAGGATGGTCTGCAATCTATCGTACTCGTCCCAAACTTAGGTCTCTGTCAGACATTGCATCCACTTTATCAATCAGGGTGTCG